ACTTTGATGTATTTGCTAAATCAGTTGTATTAATTAGATCATCAGTTGAACCGAGTACCGTTCCAGCTCCAGCCGTCGTATCCGTTAATAAGTAATAAACAAGATCAGTAAATAAGTTACTAGCTCCATTACCTGAATCGTCAGGGTGATTTAATTTAACTTTGATTCCTTCAGACAACCAAACGCGCACCTGATCTAAAGCAGTAAAACGCCTTGATGCTTTAAGAGCCAAACCAGCCGTTGCCATGTTTTTGTATGTTGGCGGCGTTGCATTACTTACAGTTTCATTTACATAAACTATGGAATGTTCAGGTTCATTTTGATTTGATTTTTCAATTAAATTTCCATAAAAACTTATATCTGATATTTGCGTTAAATTTTCAAATTCCCGATTAGCAGAATAAACCCCGCCTGAACTTGTTGACCCGATACCCATTACTCTAAATTTTGCACCTAAATCGTCATAGTTTGTCCATCCTCCACCGCCTCCAGATTCAGTAATAAAAAATTCTTCTCCTACTTGCCAATTCGTCGCGGTATTTGAATTAGCTAAAACCTCTGCTGTAAAGTTTTTATACCCTTTTTCCATATCAACGAAAGAACTATAATCAGCCGCTAACCATTCGGGGTCAGAATCATCCATTACTGTTGCGGTTAATTTAACTTGTATATCTTTCGGGTTTGAAATTGTCTTAGTTACTTCTCTTACTGTTCCCGCTGAATATGACTCTGCATTACCAAAGACCTCGTAATACCATCCTTGAATAATCTTTTTAGCTTGATCACCTGTTTCAATTCCTGTAACCGTCAAACTAATTCCTGAACTTGTTAAACCACCTGAAACACCGGGAACCATTTTGAAAGGATTACTTCCTGTAATTGTTCTTGATACTGAAATCGTGCTACCTAACGCCCAACCTCCCGCGCTGCTATCTATCACTTGATAATCATCAATAGTCCAAGAGCTATTTACAGAACTAGCTGCGTAATGAGTTACTTTCTCTTGTCTTGTAACGCCCCAATAAGTAAAACCATTACCGGGCTGTTGACTCCCATCTGGTTCTGTTCCATTTGTATCAACCGTATATCTATAATTACCAATTTCAAAAACAACTAATTCAGGACTTGATTGGTAAATGGTATAAAAATTACCTGAACCTGTTGAACCTACATTTGGGTTGGTTGGTTGCGAAGAATCCCATTCTTTCCAATAGAACGACCAACCGCTGATATTGCCAAACTTATGTTCAGTAACAAAGTAAGGGTTAAAGACCCCACCATGATCCGCCGATCCGTCCCTTACATCAAATCTAGTATCTGAGTTTTTCCAACCAGAGGGCAGTTCAATTCTTCTCGCGTGATAACGAATCTTGACCCATTCACTACCGGGTAAGGTTTCCTGAACTGTTAAATATTTTGTTCCGCCGATTGGAGTACCAGAACTATCAGCATTACCGAAAGCCTCAAAACAGAAACTATCTCTCATTCCATCGGGTGAACCTGTAGGCGAACTAAATAACCCTTGATAAAACAGGCTTGTAATTCTTGTTTCTTCTATATGTTCCGGCTGGTAGCTTTGAATCTGAACAGATGATGGATAGCTTCTAGTAATAATTGAAGGGTTAGAACTTGGCTTATTTGTTAATTCTTCATTTCTTAAAATATCAGCTACGGTTAATTTTTCGCCTTTTAAAGTAATAACAAAACCACCGGGAACAGTACCCGATATTTGATCTTTTGATGAACTTAACCTTACGACTCTTGTAGTTGGTAATAGCTTAGTTATAAAGCTTGCAGTTCTGGGTACGAATTTAAATTCATATGCTTTTAACGCAGGGTGAGTAAATCGAATCGAATTATATTGTTCTGTTGGGTTGCTACCTATAACGCAAAATAAACTTCCAAAAGTGCTATCAGTACCATTAACTAAATTCCAAACTGAGGTATCAACTTCACGGAAATAAATTGAAAAGACCGACGCACGTTTTAAAAATGTTGTAATCGTTCCGTTTGTTAATTGAACCTTATCGCCATCAAATGTTTTTAATTGGTCAGGGGTTGGGATGCTTTGAAAATTACAAAGACCTGTTAAACGTTGAAAGACTTTAGAACGCAACCCGATTTCTGTTACATCGCAAGGGCGTTGATTCCTAACAATTCCTGTTGATGATCTTGCTAATGGATAGAAATCTGTGTTCGGGATATATCCATCATCAGTAGGATCAGGACCGTCAATATCTGCAATATAAAAACTACGCCCTAATAAATCAGCATTAACTAAACCGACCTTTGCCCCAAATGTTCCTGTATCTACTTCTATACATTTAAGCTTGATAACTTGATCGTTTCCTGTTGGTTTCCATTGCGTTAAAGATCTTTCTGTTACCTGAAAAGTTGTTTTTCCTATCTGGAATATTTCGCCTAATTGCAAAGCATCATCAGCCGCTATTCTTCTTTGATCAAGTTCCGAATTAATATCATCGACCGTTACGTTATCGCCGTAAACCTCATCTATCGAACCTGACTTAATTGTGAAATCTACCGTTTGACCTTTAGCAATATCGACCTCTGAAAATCTTGTGCCGTTTTCTGGAAGTGTTGTTGTATTAACTCTTGTAATTCCCATACGGATCGAATAATTTCTTCCAATGCCTTCCATTGCTAAATCTTTTATGTCTTCTAATGCAACAGTTCCCCCTTTGTCGCCTGCGATTTTTACCCTTTCTTTTACTAATGTATTTTGTGGATCATCATCGCTAGGTATTGAGATTACGCGCCAATTAACTCTGTAAGGTGTTCCATTAACAATAGGAGAATAAACCCCAAATTCTGCATTATTAGTAAGGCTACGGGCAGAACAAAACCCCTCATCGGTCAAGCTATCGCGAGTCGGACAAGCAAAAACATCATTATTATTTTCAGGATCACCCGACGATTCATTGCCCCTTGTTCCATATTGCAAATCTGATCCCTTTATTCTGGAGTTATTGTTGACGCTTTCACCTTTCCAATAGAACGCAAAAGTATCTTCAAAGATTGCATCTAACGCACCTGAACCGATAAAGATACCCTCAAGTTCTGGCTTTATTAGTTCACCTTTTCCAGCCTCACCAACTGCAAACATTAATTTTACGCCTTGTTGTAATCCATGCGAAAACATCCGTGACCAAACAAGGGGAGGCGATACCAACATTCCGCCTGTTGTTCCCGTGTACTTACCGAAAATAATGGGGATAGCTTGTGCGAAGGTTGCTAACTCTGCCTGACTTTCAAAACCTCTAGTTGGTGAAAATCTTGTACCGCCTGTTATTGAATCTAAAGTCCTTTGATCTATTGCTTGAGGTTTTTTTGGCTTTGGAGCCAATAGCATTGATATACCAGTTAAAACAAGGCTGACGGCAAGGTTAATTAAAAAAACTGTTTCAGTCGCCTTGGCATTGATTTCAGGAATTAATTCATATCCGGCGGGTCTTGTCTTTGCTCTTTTGATTCCCTCTAATACTAATTTTCTATATTCATCCTCAGTACATCCAATTGTTTCTATCAGTTGTTTCTCGAACGGAAGTAATACGACTTTCTTAAGGCTTGCGCCAAACACCAATTCACTATTTTTTGATGTGGGTTGCAATACAAGATTCCTTTCTGCCATGACACCGCGAAGTTAAACCCCGTTTTATCAGGGATAAGAATAATATCTCCATCATACGCAGGCTTATCAACTCTTACCCCCCACGAATAAAGATCACGAAAGATTTTAAATTTTGACTCTTCATACCAAGACGTATCAAAAGGGGGTGTCTCAATATCTAATCGCTTTAAAACAACATAACAAAGATTAATACAATCAATTTCCCCATTCGTTCCATCAGCTCCGCGTTTATAACGTAAGCCGATTAAATCACTGCAATCTGACACCGCTACTTGTTGGTAAATCTCCAACTAATGATTTTGTTAAGCGTCTTTGAGGCACATCGCTGCCCACAGAATCGAGAATAGTGCCAACAGATAAAGTAACACTAATTTCGTTCCATTGACCTCCCATAATTCGACCATGATAAGTGTGCATAGGATTAAAAGAAGTGTTATCGGTAGGGTCTAAAATCATTACTTTTATATTGCATAACCATTTATTTTTTATAGCTTCATCAGCCCAATTCCTAGTCAATGAGTTATTAGGAAAAACAATCGAACACTCTGTACCGTCGCCATTTCTATTAACACTTACTCCAGAAAATCCAAAGGGTGCAAAAGAATAATCGTTTCCAGAATATGTAATAGTTTCGTTAATAAAAAAGTTTTGAAACTTATATTGTGTCCCGTTTAATAATAAAAAATTACCAACTGCTATTTCCATAATTAAACCCCAATTCTTTTACGTGTATTAGGACTTGTTTGAAGCCTGCGTAAAGTCATTTGTTCACCTTTTCTAGCGCCTTGTTCTGTCGCTGATCTAATACCCTGTTCAAACTGTTGGGAGGTTACATAATCAACGGCGTTAATACGTTGAACATCAAAACGAACATCTATCGCGCCAGCTCCTACAAGATTACCGCTTTCATCTTCAGAACCACCTACGCCATCAATAACACTTTGCCCCCTTGCTCCTTTGGCGTAACGCCGCATTGCCTGATCCATTTGATCGGCTCTAATGACATATTCGGAACCCGCCTCACCTATAAGGGCGTTTGTAGGTTTATTAACAAAACCACCTGTTGCATAGGGGCTTGGCAAACTCATCGCATCAGAGAACGAAAGGCCTCCAACATCTGAAGGCAATGAAGCACCACTTAATGCGTTACCACTATTTAATCCGCCGCTAAAAGCACTTGTTAACGCACCTTTAAACGCACTAAATAACGGTTGTGTAATTCCTTGTCTTATCGTTATCCGTGCCAAATCCGCAATAATACTTTGAACTAATGATTTAAATTGAAGTTTTCCAGTTGTAACGAAATTAACGAGCGCATCTTCTAAACCTTTAAAAGCACTAACAAGAGAATCACCAACTAAGGAACCAATATCGTTTAAACCTTTTCCAAATTCATCTAATTTTTTCATCATTGATTTTCCAAACGTAGTTTCTAATAATGATTTTGCTTTCTTTGTTTCTTGATTAATTCCCCAAATAGTCATTTTTAAAGTATCGCCTGATTTCTCTGCGTCTTTATCATTTCCACTAGGGAACAAACTACCAATTTTATTTAATTTATCTAATGGGCCTGTACTTAATTTGTATAAAGTATCAAAAAAGAATTTAAAACCCGGCGCGTTAATAATTTTAGTTAAAGTTTTTGTCGTATCAGTTAAACCATTAACAAGAGCTAATATTCGTTCCATATTGTCAGCGATTGCCGCAATTTTTAATTCTTCAATTGCAATATTTAAATTTCTAAATTGTTGTTCTGGCCCTTTCATCGCTTCCGCTAATTTGTCAGCCCCTTCAGTTCGCAGTCGTTCCAGAGCTGGCAAAATAAATTCTGTTGTTACTTTTCCTTCTTTTGCTAAATCTTTTATTTCTCCTACCGTTACATTCATCTCTTTGGCGATTGCCTGAATAACAGCAGGCGTTTGTTCAAATACGCTCCTTAATTCATCACCTCTTAAGGCTCCAGTACCTAACGCCTGACTTAATTGCAAGAAAGCATTTGAGGCCTCAGTCGCGCTTGAACCGCTTAATTTTGCAGCGGTGTTAAAGCCTTCATAGACAGATCTAATTGTTTCTAATGAAATACCTAATGGACGTAACCTTGCATAAACCTGTGCAAATTCTCTATTAGCTTGCGTTTGACTTAATCCAAATTTCTTAGATGCTGCTGTTGCCGCTTCAGTAACAGAGGCTAAATTATCAAACCCCTGCGATAACAACATCAAACGCCTTTCTGATTCGGCACGTTGAACAGTGACATTTAAAGCATCTTGAACAATCCTTAACGATGCGTAGGCTTTTGCTAATCCATCAACCGTTAGTTTTACATTCTTAACCCGACCCGCTAAACCTTGCATGGAGTTACCCATGCGTTTGATACCTTGTTGCCCTAACGTCTTAACCGCTAGGAGCATATTAAATTTTGCGCCTTGTGCCATTTATTTATTACCTCTGTTTAATAGTTCAATAGCAGTTGCTTCCATGATTTGAAGATCCTCGAAAGTTTCTTTGCTATACGCATACATATTAACTAAGGCTAACACCGATGAGTAATCAAATCCTGTAACTCCACCAACTGACGTACGCCATTGAGTCTGACACCTAAGAAATAATTCAACCGCAGGCCAATTTTCAGGCCATACAGCAAAGTTTTTTTCTTGCTTTTTTTCAGGCATCGTTAAACCTAATATTGCCGCGTCTTTCTCTCGTTCATCTTTTACGCCGCCTTTCCCCCAATACTCAACGGCGCTAATTAGTTTTTTCTTTTTGCCCCCGCAATACTTTCAAAAAATGATTGTGCTATGGCTGTTGCAACCATTGGTACGTCAAGTAATTTCTTTAAATTTGACTTGTTAAAATCAACGGGGTTCCCTTCATCGTCGTCGATAGAATCCCAACCTATTAAAACCTCAGAAACTAATTCAATATCAGTAATTTTATTTTTATCTATTTGATCCCCCATTTCAATAATCCTAGTTTGAGTGATTCTTTTAAATTCACCGTTAAATGTCTGGACAGAATGTTTTCCGTTACCAGTTGGAACTTTTACTTTTACAGGCCATTTATAAGACTCGTTTTGATCTAATACAAATGCCATTAATTAATACGTCTAAGTATTAACAGGGTAGACCCTCTATTAGGTTAGAGCAAGGCTTATTTCATTATTCCCTGCTGATGTTGGTGTTGCAACATAGGGTAAGGAAAGCATTTGAATACCGTTTTCCTCTGTATAAGCAGGCGACGCGATGTCAATTTGTCCGGCGGTAAAGGTAACTTTATTACCAGCGGTTTGACCATGCTGGAACGTTAAATTGCCTGTTGCTGATCCTGTTGCAGTTGTAAAGAAGTTCTTAGCAGATAGGGCAGGCGCTTCAATTACTGCCTCACCCGCTGGCTTTCTATCTGTAACTAAGATTTCTTTTGTACCACCTACAAACTCGTTATAAATTGTTTCGTTGTTTTGGTCGTAACTAAATGATTGCAAACTTGCCGCATAAGAAAATATTTGAAGCGCTGTTGTATTTCCATTTTTGAAAATTACAGGATCGGCTTGATTGGCATAAGTACAAGTAGGTAACGCGGTATCTGTTGGGTCGTTATAAATTCCAGTAAATGTAAAGCTA